AATTTTCATAAGTAAATTCACATGGAACACAAAAGTTATTATCATAATCTAATTCATAAATTTTACAAAATGAATCAAAATCAATACCAAAGTACGAAGAACAGGAAACAAATCTTTCATAAGGATTTCTAAGCAATGATACAATATAAAATTGTTTTAGATGATCATCATTAATTTGTAGAAACCATTCGTTTAAATCTGTAGTTTTGTATATAAAATTTAATTTTCCTTGCTCTTGGAAGCCCCCTCTAAATACAGATGATCCAGCTGTTTTTCCGGGCTTCATTAAAATAAATCTTTTTTCTTTGCATACACATAAAGTCATGGGTCTATCTTGACTTCTTGACTCATTTGCAAGTTTAAAAAAGTGATTTCTTAATTCATCACGATACAATTTACACCTTATAATAAAGAGCTTTTTTGTAGAAACCCCACATGCTGTATCCAAAATTTTGTGAAGTCATTCGTTTCATAACTTTTTGAAATGCTTCTGGATGGAAATTCATAGGTACAATTTCATGTGGTTTCCTGATTCTGTTCAATTGCATCACTAAGAATTCTTCAAATGCAGACTCATCATCAGGGCCACCTAACTTATATTCACCAAATCTTCTCTGCCAAGCTCTAGACATTCTACCAAATTCTTTGCTAACAACTTCTTTGGTTTTTTTCAAAAAATCATAATTATTAAATGGTATTTTTGAATTATATGATTCTTCATCTATTAGTTTTCCATCTAAACTTGCCTGACAAAGATCTCCACCGGAATCAAGTTTAATTCTGTTTCCATATTTTTTCTTGTTGAATGCTAATACTAGATTACTTTTAATGGAATATCTGTCACACAATAAAAACTGTCTTTTTGTAAATGTTATTGCTGGGTAATCTCTGGCTAAATTTATAGCCTGCTTGACTTTTTGCATGTCTTCATCACGAAAAACAAAATCACAATCAAGTCTTATAACCCAATCACCATCACAAGCATCGTATCCTCTTTGAAATTGTTGTCCAATAAACTCAAAGCTAAATTCATCAGGCCATTCATAGTTAATTTTTTTATCCCAAATTTTCTTAAAATCTTTCTCAAGTTTATTTGGACTTTTTGATCCGTCTACTACGACAAATTGATCAGCTAGTTTACGATATGATGGCAAAACTTCTGCAAATGTGTCTAATCTTTCCATAGGATCTGTAACTGTAGTGAATAATGATATTTTCATTTACTATTCCTGTAAAGTTCGTGATATTTTATTGCTCGTATTTTTTCATCTCTAGTTTTGACAAATTCTTGTGCTGCAATTCTTATACCTATTCTTTTTCTTCTATCACCCATTAATTTTGATAAATTTATTTTAAGTGCCTCTACATCCTCTGGATGATGGTTTGAAACAACCATTATATTTTCATTTGCAAAATCAGGGACATGACCTACTGGGCGACTCAAAACAGGCAATCCTGCTGACATCGACTCAAGAATAGGCATGGTGCCGCTTTCAAAATTTTCAACCGAATTACAGACATGGACTGCTGATTCATGATAAGACTTTAGCAACAACTCAGCTGAAGCATTATTTCTAAAAATTAAATTGCTACCGCAAACTTTTTTTACCCTATCCATGTAGTTGCCATCTGATATTCTGCCAACAAGAATAAATTTGTAGTTTAATTCTTTACATGCTTTTGCAACTTCATAAACTCCTTTTTTACCTTCAATTCTATTGACAGCCATATTTACAATTGGCTCCAATGTGTAATTGCTTCGATTAAATTTAAAAAAGGATGTATCAATTGCCAATGGCATAAGTAATGAATTTGGAAGAACTGATTTCTGAAAATTATTCACTACACAAACTGTTTTATATTCTTGCCATGATTCTTCAGTTAAATTGTATGGATTATAATGTGTTAAAATCTTAGGTTTAGATGCAAATTCTTTAGGATATAGTTCTTTTATTTTTGAACCTGATTTCCAATATTGAACATCAAGAATGTCACACCAATTAATGCCACTAATTAACTTCTTTTTTTCATTTTCATCAGGCTTTTTTGGATGAAAGGCTAAAGTTTTTATTTGCAAATCATTAGGTGCATTTTTTGCAATCTGCTCCGCAAGAGTTGTTATTGCTGTGTTCGGTGCTGGTACTATTTGCAATATTTTGAGCATGTCTAAATTGTCCTATTCTTTCATTACTATTTATTATCTCTTGTAAAAGTTCTGCATTGTAATCAAGCACATCTTTTGCATAACTTTTAAGAGCGGAAATATCCTTTGGAAGACATTTGCCAGAGAAACCCTTTGTATTTTCAGCAAAGACTGCTGTATGCATGGGGTTGATTCTTGGGTCAAGCAACCAAAGTTCACGAACTTCGTTATAATCTAAATTACTTAATTTGCATATATTAGCCATTTCGTAGCAAAATGTGATTTTGGTTGCATAGAAACTATTTTCCATATATTTTGCCATTTCTGCTGATTTGGCATCGGTCTGGCGATAGATTTTAACCGGGCCTGTAATTGGTAAGTAATAATCAACACACTTTGCTGTGTCTTGTTTATCTCCACCAAAGATAAAGAAAGGTGTATGTTTGACTTCTCTGTCCCAAAGATATGGACTCCAATAGCTTGATTCTCCACAATATTCTGGAGAAAAAACTATGCGTTTGCCCGTTTTGTGTTTTAAAAAATTTGTTGTGCCAACTTCGACTGTTGATTTAATAATAATAAGTTTTGAATTTACCCAACTTACTGTATCTTCGACAATTGAAGTGTCGCAGCGTCCGTTATCTTTTTGTTGAGTCGGAACACAAATTAAAGCAAGATCACATTTGTTGACTTCATCTTTTGAAAATTTTACCAGTCCATCCGCAAGTTCAACATTGTTTACATCATAAACGCCAACTTCATAGTGTTTTTTGAAAAACTCTGACATCGCCTTACCAACATATCCATATCCTACAATTGCGATTTTTTTATTTATTTTTTTCATGATTCTCCAAAGATTTCAAGAAATCGTTTATATAATCCGGCAAATTTCGACTTGGATTAAAACCTAATAATATTGTAGATTTTTTTATATTTGCCAATGTAACATCAGCCTCACCTTTTCTTTCTGGAATAAATTCAATATTTTTAGGATTGAACATTTTGGCTACTTCAAGTATTGAATAGTTATTTTGTCTGCCTAAATCAAAACAATCAGCATTCCATCGTTGATTTGACATAGCAATTAGACCATCACAAATGTCGTCAACATGCGTAAAATCTCTTCTTTTACTACCATCACCAGTTACAGTTAATGGTGTTTTATTTTTTGTTTGTGTTTCAAATATTCCAAGCACATTTGCGTTTTCACCCTCGGTTAAATGTCTTGGCCCGTAAACATTGAAAAATCTTGCAATTGCAACACTTACATTAAATACTTTATTATATAATATGCAATGTTGTTCTCCAATATATTTTGAATACGAATATGGATTTGCAAAAACATCAAAATATGCTGAACTCGATCCTGCGTAAATAAATTTACAATTACTTTTTCTAGCAAGTTCAAGCATATTTATTGTGCCAGTTGTGTTTACATCAATAACTTTTCTTGGATTTTCAAAACTTGGTTTAATTCTAGGCAAAGCAGCTATGTGATAAATTACTTCAAACTTGTCTTTCTCCAAAAGTTTTACGAATTCATTATTGCAAATATCAGATCCAATAAAGCTCGCTTTATTGTTCAAGTTTCCAAGTTTCCCAGTAGACAAATTGTCCATGACAACAACATTGTGTCCTAAATTAATAAGTCTATCGGTAAGATTTGATCCTATAAATCCACAACCACCAGTTACTAATATTTTCATATTAATAAATTAGTAATCTTATATATTATTACACATGAGTGAGACAAAATACGCTAGATCAGCTTTATCAAAATATTGTAATGGTATTGGTTTAGATGTTGGATTTGGTGGAACAGCAATTGTACCAACTGCTATAACATTTGATATGCCAAGACCATACTGTCCATCTTTAGAAGGACATACTCAAATTTTGAGAGGGGATTGTAGATCGTTTCCATTTATATGCGATAACGCCTTGGATTACATTTATTCTTCTCATTTGCTTGAAGATTTTACATATGCGGAATTAATACCAATCATATTTGAATGGAGAAGAATACTCAAATTTAATGGACTTATAATTATTAATTGTCCAAATCAAAAAAGATTTTTATATTATTGTAAAAAAACAGGTCAAAGTATTAATTTAGCACATAAAGAATTTGATTTTTCTTTAGAAACTTTTAAAACTTAAATAGTAGATAAAACTGGTCATTGGCAAATAATTTTACAAGATAAAGATGTTAAACCATATTCATGGTACTTGGTAATCAAGAAAACTGATAAAAAATATCCTAAAATATAAATTATTTATGATACCAAGTGTATATCCATTGGTGCATCATCTACAGTCAATTGGTAATATTTTATTGGTCCATCAAGTGTTTTTGTTAGATATTTACTGTTAATTTTAACCATCCACACATCTCTAATCTCTTGTCCACCAGACAAATCATTTGCTAAACCATATGCGTGTTCTTCATTGTCAGTTAAAAAGACATTGAGTGGTAAAGTTTGATTTAACTGAATCATTTGTCTATCTTTTTTTGGTCTGGCGGTATAAAGCGTAATTACTTTATGTTTGATTTGTTTGCCTGTGTTTCTTAACGCATCTATAAGAGTAAAATAATCATTTTGAGTTTCTTGATTTTTGAAATAATCGGTATCTCCACCTTCTAATACATCGTCAATAAAAACTTGATTTTCATAAATTGAAAACATAAAACTAGGAGCATCTGCTTCGTTTCCCAGTTTGATATATGCAGTACTGGATGGTTCTAAACTAATTCTACCCATATGTGAGGAGACTTGGGGTTCAATAATTATTGTGTCTGTGTTGAAAGATGGGATTTTAATTAATGCTTCTTGAATTTTAATTTTCACTTCAGTCATTTTACTTTCGGTTTCTTTTACTAATCTTTGTAAATCATTTTGAGCCATTTCCTCTGTATATTCACCTTCTGATGATTTGAACGGGCCAATTAAAGAAATCAATTCTTTTTGTAGAAGGTCTTCATAATGACTCAAATCAATATGAATATTTTGTAGTGATTCATTTAACCATTCATAAAAATTCTGCATACATTATATAAATAATTTAATATGAATTTTAAAACATTTTTTGAATCATTAGAAGAGCATGAATCTGCATCTATGATTTTACGAGATGATAAAGGATATGTGCTAATATTGCACAGATCATCTTGGCTAAGTTGGGCACCCAATACTTGGGGTTTGCCGGGTGGATCGATGGAATCAGGAGAAGAACCCGACGAAGCAGCGATTCGTGAATGTATTGAAGAAACTAGGCTTGAACCAAGTAATGTCAAAAAATTCAAAACTTATTATTTTGACGAATCAACCCATCATGTTTTTACTGGAGAGATTCATAAAGGTAAATCAGGTGTACAAAAACCTCAACTAAACAATGAACATCGTTCATATGATTGGATAAGTATTAATGAAATTGAGGACTATGATTTTGCCCCAAATGTTAAACAAATTTTACAGGAATATTTTAGTAAATTAAATATATAATATTGGATTCGTGTAGTGGTGGGCGTTTTTGCTGTTTCCTGCCCCGGTGCATGATTAAGGAATTGCCTGAAGATTAACAGCGTCAAGGCATCCCCTGAAAAAACCATAGTGCAAACTATGGTTTTTTCATTTCCACAAAAAGACTAATTTCAGGAAGCATGTCTATAGTCTCTTTAGTAATCTGATCATCCCCTTGATTAAAAGATTTTCTTTCAACAACAAATCCGGCTTTTTCGCCAAGAGCTTTTAGTCCTGCCCAATCATAAGCAATTCTGTGTCCTTCAAATAACAGCGACCAAAGTTTTGCGCTTTCAAAATTACTTGAAGCGCACCCATCATTGATTTGATCAAACATGCTTAATTCATTTGCTTGATAATATTGAATCAATTTATTAGCATCAGGCACAGCAATTCTCATAATTGCACCTGATTTCATGACTCTTCTGCATTCTCTGAGGAAAAAGAATCCTTCATCTTGTGTCAAATGTTCAAGCATATGACTTGCGTAAACACAATCAACGCAATTCTCCTGAAACATAAGTGGTTGTCGAACATCTAATTGAATGAATTTGTATTTGTGTAGAGAAGCAAATTGAGAAAGATCAATTATATCTGTATTAATCCAACCATTGTGAAACATATTAATAAAACTGCCAAAATTGACTTTGACTTTTCCATCACCGGCTGGCAGATGCAAAGCAACATTTCCTTTTTCCAAATCTTCTTTATCAACAACACTTTGTGTTGCTGGCATTTTTTCAATCCACCAATTTTTATCTTTTAGTGTACAATGAGTTTTATCAAATCCATTGTCGTTTTCTCCGAAGTCAATGCCATGCAAACCTCTATGCGTAACTCTTTCAAGTTCTGCAAATATTTTAGGCAAATGCTCTTCTGGAATATGTTCAAAAACTGCCGTTGAAAAAGCTAAATCAAATTCTTTGTCGTGAAATGGCCAAGGAGTTTCACAAACATCCCACTCAATTACATCGTTGGTTACTCTTGTAAGTTGGCAATGATGACTAATTTCAATGCCTTTTGCTCTTATACCAGCGTCATTGAAACGCTTGACCATGTATCCTCTAGCAGCACCAATTTCCAGAATTGATTTTGGATTATGTTGCAAAACTTTATCGTATGTGACCCAATGTACTGGATAGTCCCAGTAGCCCTCAAATGCATAACCACCGACCTTTTTACCGCCGTTAAAATAGTCTTTGTCAAAAAGTTCTGCTCTTGTTTTTGATTCTGGTTTTGATGCTTCAATAATCATGTCTGTTCCTAGCTCCCCGTGTGGTAAAACTGTTATGTCAATAAATCCTGCTTCTGTCAAAAGTTTAATTGCATACTCTGGACAAAGACTATTACGATGTGTGTTTTCATCGTAGTTTTGATCACCAAATATAATTGATGAACTATCATCATTCCATTCTTCTTGAGCCAAAACCCATTCCATTTGTCTTTTTGTATTTGCTGTGATAAATACAGCTTTGCCATTATGTTTAAGAATGCGTAACACTTCATTCAAGAATTGTCGAACATTTCTCCAAGAAATATGCTCAATGCAATAGCAACTAAAAACACCATCGTATGAAGAATCATCTACTGGTAACCTTTTATTAAAATCTGCTACTATATCTACTGTCGTACCTTCTCTTACATCAAGATTTGGCCTGAAATATGGTTTATCACCACCACCTAATTCAATCACAGAACCAGTAAAAGGAAAATTGTAGCTCATAATTTAATAGAGAGAAAGTAAATAAATTATGCTGTCAGTAATAATTCTAGCAATCATAACTGTGCTAACTATGCTTTCATGCTGTATAACATTTAGTAAGACTTGGCATGATAAGTGGTATTATATTCCTTGTGGTCTTGCACTCACAGTAATTATCAATTTTATTTGGTATTCAAGTGCTAAATTTTTAGGTGATGAGAAAAAAATCTATTTATTTTCACTTTATTGGGACTTTATTGTTTGTTCGATTTACTTATTCTTTCCATTATTACTCATAAATGCAAAAATTGACAAATGGCAATACTTGGGTATTTTTTTAATGTTTTTAGGCATAATAATTATCAAAATTAAGAGTTAAGTAATTTTTTCCATACTTCAATATATTTTTTCTGAATAGTTGACCAATCATAATTATTAGTCCAATTAATAAGTTCGTTTGATTGCGTAAACTTAGTATTTTTGTAAAAGTCTATTGCATCCATAATCTCTTTTACATTTCGTTTTTGTATATTTTTACATGACGAGTGTAATGTATCGACAGCACCAGCACCATCTGAACAGATTACTGGCCTACCAAAACTCATAGATTCAAGAACCTCAATTCCAAAACCTTCGGTCACACTAGGCTGAACATAAACTGATATTGACTTGTAGAATTCATCAATCTTTTTAACAAACCCAAGAATGTTATAATTCCCATGCTTGTAGTGTCTGATAAGATGAATTAATAGTGGTGATTGTGATCCTGCAAAAGTAAGTATTGCGTCTTTGTAATTTAACTTAGACCATGCTTCAATTAAATATTTTACGCCTTTATCAGGGCCAACCTGTCCTAAATAACCAACATTAAAAACTTTTGGCAAAGGATAGAAACTACCTTTTTCGCAGCCGTGTGGAATGATAGTTATGTTTTTGCAGCCAAACTGTGTCATTACTTCTTGACTGTGAGTACTTGGGCATATAACTAAGTCTGCGTTCAAATAGCTAGATAAGTAGCTTTTCCAAAGTTCTTGATTTGTTATGTGCGGAAAATCATACTTTATCCCAATTTGCTTAAATTCTTCTTGGCTTTCTTTTGTGTCATGGGCCGCTGCTGTGTAAGAAATTTTGATACCTTTTTCTTTCAACTTTTTAGTTAGTTGAGGAAATGTTCCAGCGTAGAAATGTGCAAGTTTATATTTTGATAAATCATAATCCAAAAGTTTTTTTTCTGCTTCAAATGGATCTTGGGTTGGTTGTGGATTGATAATATCAACCGGACCTAATTTGGTAAGTGCTTCCAATTCATTTTTGGTAACTGAACCACCACCAGTTTGAGTCCCAATTCTGTCGTAAGTTATGTAAAGAAACATTTGATTCCCTTGTTTTACTTTTGAATTTTTAAACACAATACATTTATTTTGCATCCGTTAGGCAACATTGCAAACATTGCATCATTTTTAAATAAGAAATCTTTAACACCCAAATTTAACAACAAATTGTTAGCTTCAACTTTGTCAATATAAAAATCATAAGAATATAAGTCATTAGTTGCAACAAAATCAAGTGTAATAAACAACATTCCGTTTGGCTTGACTAATTTGAACAAATTTTCAATACATTTTGCTCTTATTTCTGGCGATGGAATGTGTTCAATTACAGAGATGCAAAAAATTTTATCAAATTGAAAGCCGGGATTATAATCTTCTATTGCACTTTTGTACATTTCAACATTAGTAAATCCAAGTTTTTTATTTGAATTTATCGCTTTCCCAATTGATTCTAAATTCAAATCTATTGATATTACCTTTTGTGTTCTTTTTGCAAGAGCATATTTAAAAGTGCTAAATCCTCCACCAGCATCAAGACAAATATCAGTTGGTTTTAAATCGCTATTTTGAATTGCCCATGTGTATTCATATTGTCTAGACCAATGGAAACTTGAAATCGATTTTGGAACATTAAACAATCCAGTAACTGTATTTCCTTTTACAAAGGGGACACATTCTGAAAACCTCATATCATAACTTGCTAATTCTCTTAATACTTCTTCATCATAACAACCGTGTGCTAATGTAGCTTCTGTTTTCATAACTTATCTCTAGTTAATTTCTCTTTACTTTTAAATCTACTTAGTAAAGTCGGCTTTACCAACCACCAGTATCGATTGCCTCGCCGCATAATGCTTCGTAACGATTAACCATGTTTTCAAAGCTGAATTGTCTTGCCCATTCAATACAATTTTCTGGTTTAATTGTGCTAACTGCATCAGACCGAATTAAATCTTCCATTTCTTCTTGGGTTCTGACCAAAAATCCAGTTTCTTTATCTTTAATTGTTTCTCTCATAGCACCATTATTCCATGCAATTACAGGCATACCACACAATTGAGCTTCAACAGGTGCTAAACCAAAAGGTTCCCTGAATAACTGATTTGGATGCAATAAAGCCTTATTAGTATTGAACCATTCAACACATTCATGCCTTGCTTGATGACCGATATATCTCAAATTTGGCATGACAATACATGCATCTTTGATTTTTTTGAGCAAGTCTGGCTCACCTGTGATTCTGTCATCTCCTACTAGATCTAGACCGACATTGCAATTATTTGCTACATTAACTGCGATATGTGGACCTTTGATTGTGCTAATTCTAGCTAAGAACAAATATCTGTTATTTCTTTTTTTGTTTGTTCTTGAATAAAAACTAACATCTACGCCATTGTATGCTGTTCTTGATCCACATTTAAGATGAGTATTACAAGCTTCCGATTGATCTTTAGAAATACAAATAAAGGATGGTTTTTCTACTGGTGGTGGAGAAGCGTACATGGTTTCAACAGGTGCATGTAATACTCCTAAAATTGGTGCTTTTAGTTTACCTTCGGACTTGAGAATGTAACTCCATTTCTCCCAGCTATGATCAATAATGACATCAAATTCAGGTAGTTTTTGCCAATATCCTGAATATGCCTGTCTTTCTGATTCGCCTAATGTTGTTTCATGCAATTTTGCGTTTGTTTTTGAACCATTTGGTGCAATGAGTGTGACATCATGACCTTTAAGATATAAACCCTCTGCACATTGCCATGAAATCATTTCTAATCCGGCGTATCCAGTTGGAGGACAAGGGAGAATGGTTGTGCTAATTACGCAAATTTTCATGTTTTAAGCTCCAGAGGCTTGAATCCTTCAATACTGCTTGAGGACAGACCGATATGACTACATTGGATACTTGTATCTACAATAATCTTATATCCATGATTTCTGGCGTGAGTCATGAATGTGAAGTCTTCGCTTGTTTTGTCAAGGTGTGATAAATCGGTGCGATCACATTGCCATTGGAACCATCTGCATCTGTTGCTAAGTGGTGGCAACGATTCAAGAACTTGTCGTTGAATTAGTAGACATCCGGCACCCACAAAGTCTACCTCAAGTAGGCTATTTTGTGGATATTCGGTTATCCATTGGGGTCCGTTTGGTGTATTTTTAAGCATTACGGGTGCGAGAGGTAGGTTTCTGCGATAATAAACACCTGAAACTATAGGTAATTTATGTCTTAGGAGTTTGATGATTGTATCTGGTGGACAACCGACATCATCATCGAGGAAGAATAGATATTCCCATTGTAGTTCTAATAGTTTTTGGCAAGCTGTGTTTCTTGCGTGATCAAAAGGCAT